CTAAAAAGCTTCCACCTTCTGAAATAAAGCGTTTAGAGTATGATCTAAAGCAAGAGTGGCAAACTAATCATATAGAAAGTTTAGAGGAAAAAGTAGATGAAATACTTGACTGGTGCAAAGAACTAGACAAAAAAATTAACAAGAAAAAAGATAGATAATGGCTAAGGCTAAAACTAAACGTAAAAAAAATCCATGCTGGAAAGGTTATACAGCAATGGGAGAAGATGGTCAAATTATCATGAAAAAGAAAGGTAAGAAAATGGTACCTGCTTGTAGACCTATTAAAAAGAAAAAGTAATGGCTAAAAGTGTTAATGCAAGGTATGAAAAGCGTAATAAAAAAATGCGCTCAGATTATAAAAAAGAAAACAGGTAAAACTTTAGGAGCTAGACAAACAGCTGGTAAAGGAAGCCGTAGAGTTTCTTTTTGCTTGTAGATTTGGCGGAATGGCCGGAGGCATGACTAAGAAAAATGGAGAACCTAGCAACTTAGCTATGGCTTTAAAAAAATGGGGTTTTAGCAGCAAAGGTGAAGCTAGAGCTTTTTGTAAAAGAAATAAAAAATCTAAGAAATAATGGCTGAAGAAAAATTTCCAGAAGTTAAAGAAAAAAATGAAGGTAAATTTACTAAATGGGTAGAAAAAAATATGCCTGGTAAAGATACTTGCGCGGCTGCATCTGCAGTTATGAAAAACAAGAAAAAATACACACCTGCTGTAGTTAAAATGGCTAACTATGCAAACAACTTTGGTTGTAAGACAAAAAGTAAAATGCGTAAAAAGAAATAATTATGGAAGTAGTAAAAGATATAGTTAATCATCCCTTGTCTAAGGGTGTAGCTTGCTTTATTATTGGAGCATTGTTAATTATAGAATCTCATTCACTGTACGCCGGTATATCAATAGGTATGGGAATAAGAGAAGTGTTATTAGCTTTTAAACAAAAATAAAATATAATTAAATGGAATCAAATCAATCACAGGGTTTAGGAGACTCAATAGAAAAATTTACTAAAGCAACAGGTATAAAAAAATTAGCAGATAAAGTACCAGGAGGTTGTGGATGTAAGGCTAGAAAAGAAGCTTTAAATAGAATGTTTCCCTATGGAAAAAACCAGAAAGAAGTTTAAAGAAACTAAAGTAGGTGTTTTTTTAAAAGACAAAGCGCCTGGTATATTAAATGCTGTAGGAGAATTTTTACCTGATCAAGGAGGTCTTGGTATTGTAAAAAATATTATATCAAGTGATTCTAATATAGAACCTAGAGATAAAGCAACTGCTTTACAATTACTAGAACAAGATATAGCAGAAATAAATAATATATCAGCTAGGTGGCAAAGTGACATGAAGTCAGATTCTTGGTTGAGTAAAAATACAAGACCAATGGCTTTAATATTTCTTACTTTAGCAATGACAATATTTATAATACTTGATTCAACGGTATTATTAGAAATTAAAACAGGTTGGGTTTCTTTATTAGAGGCTTTGCTTTTAACAGTATATGTAGCATACTTCGGAAGTCGTGGTGCTGAAAAAATTACAAAAATTAGAAAATAAAAATTATGAGTGTAATAGGAACAACACTAAAACAGCCGAGAGTATTCGCTCATGATGCTGTAGCTTTAAAAGATTTACCAGGTTGTATATATGCTGGTGCGAAAGGTTATGACGTACTTACAGGCCAAGGAGATCCAGGCACAGGTTTTGAAGAAAACGAATGCTATCAAACATATAATGAAACAACTGGAGGTTATGGAGCTATTGTGCAAGTTACTTCTGTAGGTGCAAATGGTGAAATACTAACCTTAGAGCCTTGTCAGTGCGGACAGGGAACAATGTACAGTAGTAAAGATATTTTAACAATAATATGGAATGAGACTGCAACCTCTACATCTGGTACTAATTCAACAGGTTTTGTTCAAGTAGATGCTCTTACGTTTGAAGAGTGGAGCTGGGGATGTCCTTTTTAGCCCAATGGAAAATAGAATATTAACTGAAACTGAGATTGATGCTGCTGCTGGTATTGTTGGTTACGAAGCTAATCCACCAACTTTATTACAAAAAGAAATTGTAACTTGGAACTGTGGAAATGAAGAACCACAATCTTGTCCTGAATCAACGTTTAATCCTGGAGCTGCTTTATATATTGGAGCTGCCATGACAAGTATTACTCTAGTAATGGAAAGTGGAAATGTAACAACTTTTAACAATGTTCCAGCTGGATCATTTATGCCAGTTAGTGCATTAACTGTTTGTGCAGCTGTTCCCGTAGATGAAATTGAAGACAAAAGATGTAATATTAGCTTTATTCTAATGATGTTAGGTATAGGTACAAAACTAGTAGATCTTAGTAGACCGAAAGGGCCAACTACACCACCTCCTCCAGCAGTGACGTGGTATATTGAACTTGAGAATGGTTTAGGATTTTTAGAACTACAAAACACAACAGACCTGCTACTTCAAGAAGCAGCACCTTAAATAAATAAAAATGGCAAATAGAAAAATATCACAATTTACAACAACCAGTGACATAACAACCATTGAAGGTTTAGCTGGTTACAACTCTACTACAAACGTTCAGATAAGCGGGACCGATCTATTATCGTCATTAGCAAGTAATCTATACTCACCTTTTGGAAATAATGGAGATGTATTAACAATTGTTAATGGTGCTCCGGCTTGGGCTGTTGGTGGTGGTGGCGGAGGCATTACTACTAAAAACATTTTGTGGGGTTTAATTGTGAATTTTGCAGTACCAGCCTCGGAACAGATCGAATTTGTTGATTGGGCAGGGGTTTTAAGTCCTACGGGAACTCATAATTCATCTTTACCCATACCATTTGATTTAACAATAAAACGAATTACCTTAAAATATTTAGATACTACTGCTTCAAGTGTAAGTGCAGATTTTAATTATGAAGTAAGTATTGGTAAATTAAATAATCCAAGTGGTTCTTCCGACAATACCAACTATGTAGATTTAACGGGTGGTGCAAATGTTNTNACNCTTACAAATGCAAATGTTAATGGTAATCATTTNCTTTTAGAAGCAAGTGGATTGTCTATAAATGTAAGTGCAGGAGATGTACTTATGGTTAGAGGTAACAGAACGGCAGGGGTCAAATACGGGAGGAGATAATGAAGAAGTAATGGTTTCCGTTGAGTATGAAAAGAACTACGCAGGTGGTGGGCTAGATGCATCTGAATTAGATTTTTCTAACCTACCTACTACAGACCCTCAAATAGCAGGAAGACTGTACAATGAAGGCGGTGCTGTCATGGTGTCAGAACCATAAAATAAAACAAACAATTAAATTAAATAAAATGAATAAAATAAAAGAAGAACACTTAAAAACAATCCAAGAACAACAAACAAAGTTGAATAACCTGTTAAATCAAATAGGTTATGTTTCCGCACAAAAACACGGGCTGTTGCATGAGTTTGGTGAAATTAATAAAAAAACTGAAGATTTTAAATCTGTTTTAGAAGCTGAATACGGCCAAGTAAATATAAACGTAGAGACTGGAGAATATACTCCTATAGAAGAAAAACCAAAACTAGAGGTGGTTAAGGAGGAAGCTGATGTCAAATAAAATTAGAAAAATTAGTATTGGTTCTGACTATAAAAATGATGCAATGCATTATTCTGTAGGTCAAGAGGTTTATGGAGGTCACATTATATCAGATATACTTTTAGATGAAAAAGATAGTTCTTATAATATCTTTATAAAAAAAGCTGATGAAACTTTACCTTGGAAGAAGTTTAATAATAATATGGCTGTATCTGTAGAATATAACTTAAGTTATAGTGAATAGTCTTTATGACTATATTATAGAACCATTAGGCGAAAGATATAACAATAGTAAAAAAATAAAAAATAAAACTCTTATATTAAACACTAAAATAGAAGAGTTTAAAAGTGTTAATAAAAAAGCCAAAGTTGTAAGTGTTCCAAGAGCTTATGACTTACCCATAAAAAAAGGTGACATAGTATATGTACATCATAATGTTTTTAGGCGTTTTTACAACATGAAAGGATCACAGCAAAACAGTAGGTCTTATTTTAAAGAAGATTTATTTTTCTGTTCTCCTGATCAAATATTTTTATATAACAATGGTTCTAATAATTCTTTTTTAAATAGATGTTTTGTTAAACCTTTAATATCAAATAAATTAGGTGAAAAAGTTTTGCCTAATTTAGGTATTTTAAAATATGGAAATAAAGAGTTAAAATCACTAAACATAAACGAAGGTGATTTAGTTAGTTTTCCAAGTCTAAGAGAGTGGCAGTTTAACATAGATGGGGAATTATTATATTGTATGAAATCAAAAGACATCCTAATTAAGCATGAATACAAAGGAGACGAAAAAGAATATAATCCAAGCTGGGCAGTTAGCAGTTAAAGAATTAATAAAAGTTGCTAAAGAACCAATAGTAGATACAGGAGAAGACGTTACAGCTGATAGGTTAAAAAATGCAGCCGCAACTAAGAAGTTAGCTATATTTGATGCTTTTGAAATTTTAACTAGAATACAAGAAGAAGAGGATAAGTTAAATGTAAAACCTAACGAAAATAAAAAAGAAGTTAATTTTAAAGGTTTTGCAGAAGGGCGTAGCAAATGAGTTATACGCAAACACTTTGGAAAGATGTTAAAAATGTTGTAAATCCTAAAATACTTAAAAAACAAAATAGGTATAAAAAGTGGGAGTATGGTTACAACTCTGATTATGATTTTATAGTAATTAGTAAAACTGGAAAAATTGGACAAATCATTGAAATACAAAATCTCAGGATTGCTTTACCAGCAGCAGATGAATCGTATAAACGAAGACGAAAAAAAAGAGGAACAATACTGGGAAAAATTTGAATATCCAAAAGAATTAAAGCGTATAAAAACAAGGTTTGACTGGGACGAGTATCCTTCAGAGTTTAAAGAAAAATAGGTATGAATATATCGATGAAGAATTTAAGCGTAGAGAAGAAGGTTTTCATTTCTACAATTGTGGCAGTCCTGTATATATTACTGGTACTCATTACATGTACTTGCAATGGTCAAAAATTGACGTTGGTGCGGCCGATTACAGAGAAGCAAACAGACTCTTCTTTATATTTTGGGAAGCATGCAAGGCNGACAATAGATGCTATGGAATGTGCTATCTTAAAAACAGACGGTCTGGATTTTCTTTTATGTCGTCCGCAGAACTCGTTAACCAAGCCACCATATCTTCAGATGCCAGATTTGGAATCCTTTCAAAGACTGGAGCAGATGCTAAAAAAATGTTCACAGATAAGGTTGTACCAATATCCGTTAACTATCCGTTTTTCTTTAAACCAATCCAAGACGGTATGGATCGTCCTAAGACCGAGCTCGCTTATAGAGTCCCAGCTTCAAAACTTACTAGACGTAAATTAGACGATAACGTTAAGTTAAAAGAATTACAAGGCTTAGATACAACTATAGACTGGAAAAATACAGGAGACAACTCTTACGATGGTGAAAAGCTAAAGATATTAGCTCACGATGAAAGTGGTAAATGGGAAAGACCTGATAATATATTAAACAACTGGAGAGTTACCAAAACCACATTAAGGTTAGGCCGAAGAATAGTAGGTAAATGTATGATGGGCTCTACTTCAAATTCGTTAGATAAAGGTGGAAATAATTTCAAAAAATTATACTATAATTCAGATGTTACAAAAAGAAATAGAAATGGACAAACAGCTTCTGGACTCTATAGCTTGTTCATACCTATGGAGTGGAACTACGAAGGATTCATGGATACTTTCGGATCACCTGTCTTTGTTACACCAAAAAATAGAATCAAAGGAATTGATGGTTTACCAATTACAGTCGGGGTTATTGAGCACTGGGAAAACGAGGTTGACGGCTTAAAGCAGGATCAAGATAGTTTAAACGAGTATTACAGACAATTTCCTAGAACCGAAAAACATGCTTTTAGGGATGAGACTAAACAAAGTCTTTTTAATCTTACTAAAATCTATGAGCAAAATAGATTATAACGAAGAGCTAAAATAATAAAGCAAAATGTAAACACAAGGGAGTTTTCAATGGGATAATGGAGTTAAAGATACAAAAGTTTCTTTTCTACCTAGTTCTAATGGTAGATTTAAAATATCTTGGATACCACCTAAAAAGTTACAAAATAACGTAATACTAAATAATGGAATTAAACAACCTGGTAATAAACACATGGGATGTTTTGGTTGTGACTCTTATGATATTAGCGGTACTGTTGATGGTCGCGGTTCTAATGGATCACTACATGGATTAACTAAATTTTCTATGGAAGACGCACCACCAAATCATTTTTTCTTAGAGTATATAGCTAGACCTCAGACTGCTGAAACTTTTTTTGAAGATGTGTTAATGGCATTAGTTTTTTACGGTATGCCCATATTGGCTGAGAATAATAAACCTCGTTTATTGTATTATTTTAAAAAGAAGAGGTTATAGGGGTTTTAGCATGAATAGACCTGATAAAATTTGGAATAAATTATCAACCACTAGAAAAAGAAATAGGTGGAATACCAAACTCCAGTGAAGATATTAAGCAAGCTCACGCTGCTGCAATTGAAGCTTACATTGATTCTTATGTAGGTTTTTTTGAAGATAACTATGGAGATATGTATCATCAAGAAACATTAGAAGACTGGGCACATTTTGATATAAACAACAGAACAAAACATGATGCATCAATAAGTTCTGGATTAGCTATTATGGGTTGTAATAGAAACAAATATAAACCTATAGCTGATAGAACTGTAAAAAAAATAGATTTAGGATTTAAAAAATATAACAATGATGGATCTCTTTCAAAAATACTTTAATAAATGATTTACACTAATTCGCAAAGTTCGTTCCCTGATCAGGTAGTTCCACAAGAGGAAAAAATGTCGTTAGACTATGGTTTAGCAGTAGGTAGAGCTATAGAAGGAGAATGGTGGGCTTCTGGAGTTGGTGGAGCTAGATACTCTAATAATTACAATATATTTCACCGTAGAAGACTTTATGCAAGAGGAGAACAATCTATACAAAAATATAAAGACGAGCTTTCAATAAATGGAGATTTATCTTATTTAAATTTAGACTGGACACCAGTTCCTGTTATACCTAAATTTGTGGATATTGTAGTTAATGGTATGTCAGAAAAAATATATGACATAAAAGCTTATGCTCAAGATCCTGCTTCACAAAAGAAAAGAACTGATTATGCTACTAAACTTCATAAAAATATAGTTACAAGAAACTTTATAAATGAAGTTAAAAAGCAAATGGGTATGGATATATCCGAAGTTAAAGATCAAGAGAACGTTCCTCAAAACGAAGAAGAATTAGAAATACATTTACAGTTAGACTACAAACAGTCTATCGAAATAGCAGAAGAAGAAGCTATAAATAATACTTTAGATAGAAACAAGTATGAACTTACTAAAAGAAGGTTTTATAAAGATTTAGTTGAGCTTGGTTTAGGTGTTGTAAAAACCAATTGGAACAAAGCAAATGGAGTAACAATTGATTATGTTGATCCAGCTAATGTTGTTTATTCTTATACTGATGATCCAAATTTTGAAGATATATACTATGTTGGTGAAGTTAAAAATATAAGTTTACCTGAACTTAAAAAAGAGTTTCCTAATTTAACAGAAGAAGAATTAGCTGAAATACAAAAGTTTCCAGGTAACACTAATTATAGAAGAAATTATAGAGGCAATAGAGACGATGATACAGTACAAGTTTTGTATTTTGAATATAAAACATATGCTGATCAAGTTTTTAAAATAAAGAAAACTCCTAACGGATTAGAAAAAGCATTAGAAAAACCTGATACTTTTGCACCACCACCAAACGACGGTTTTGAAAGAGTTAGTAGATCTATAGAGGTATTATATCATGGCGCTAAAATATTAGGACATCCTATAATGTTAGAATGGGCTGTTGCTGAAAACATGACTAGGCCTAAGTCTAACTTATCAAAGGTCAANATGAANTATGTNNTNTGTGCTCCTGANTTATANAAAGGAAGAATTACATCNTTAGTTGAACGTATGATAACNTTTGCTGATATGATTCAATTAACTTCATTAAAATTACAACAAGTTCTATCTCGTATAGTTCCTGACGGTGTATATTTAGACGTAGATGGTTTAGCAGAAGTAGATTTAGGTAGTGGAACTAGCTATAATCCTAAGGAAGCTTTAAATATGTATTTTCAAACTGGTTCTATTGTTGGGCGATCAATGACTCAAGACGGCGATATGAATCCAGGTAAAATACCTATTCAAGAACTTAACAGTAATAATGGTATGGCTAAGATACAAAGTCTTATTCAAACATATCAATATTACTTACAAATGATAAGAGATGTAACCGGATTAAATGAAGCTAGAGACGGTAGTAATCCAGACAAAGATGCATTATTAGGATTACAGAAACTAGCCGTGGCTCAATCAAATGTAGCTACGCGACATATATTAGATGCAGGCTTATATCTTACTCTTAGAACTTGTGAAAACATAGCATTAAGAATAGCTGATTCTTTAGAGTTTGAGCTTACTAATGAAGCTTTAGTTAATAGTATAAGTCTTTACAATGTAGCTACTTTAGAGGAAATGAAAGAGTTACATTTATATGACTTTGGGATATTTTTAGAATTAGAACCTGACGAAGAGGAAAAACAAGTACTAGAGCAAAATATACAAATAGCTTTAAAAGCAGGTCAAATTAACTTAGAAGATGCTATAGACATAAGACAAGTTAACAATTTAAAACTTGCGAATCAATTATTAAAACTAAAGCGTAAGCAAAAAGACAGAGCCGATCAACAGAAGCAACAACAAATGATTCAGTCTCAAGCTAAAGCTAATGCTGAGTCAGCTGAAAAAGCTGCAATGTATGAAGTTCAAAAAAGAGAAGCAATGGCGCAAACAGAGCTTCAAGTTGAACAAGGAAAATCTCAATTTAAGATTCAGCAAATGCAAGCTGAAATGCAAAACGATATGGCTATTGCAGAGCAGAAGTTTCAGTTTGACATGCAGCTAAAACAAATGGATCTTAAAGAAATAACAACGAGAGAACAATTTATAGAAGATAGAAAAGATCAAAGAACTAAGCTGCAGGCAACTCAGCAAAGTGCATTAATACAACAAAGACAAGATGGTTTATTACCAACTGATTTTGCAGATCAACCTAATGGACCATCATTAACAGAAGAGGTAGCTACGCAGGTACCGCAAACACCGCAACCACCTATGCAGCAACCACCTATGTAATTATATAATATCATATCATGGAAGAAAAAACAGAAGAAATAAAAGAAACTTCATCAGGCGAATTAACTCAAGGTGAATTTAAAATTAAGAAAAAGCCGAAAAAATTTTCTAATAAAGTAGAAAATACTAAAATAGACTTAACTAAAAAAGAAGAAAATGCCGATACAGAGCCAAGCACAGTGGGTGTATCTGATGAAAAACCTACCGAACGTGTTCAAGAAGTTGAAGTATCCGAACCAGAAGTTCAGCAAACTGAAGAAAAGGTCGATGAAAAAGAAGAAGTAAACGTTATATCAGAAGTAACAGAAGAAGAAAAAGAAGAAATAAAAGAACCTGTTATTGAAGAGGAAAAAACAAGTTTACCAGAAAATGTAGAAAAGCTAGTTTCATTTATGAATGAAACAGGAGGTGATCTTTCTGACTATATTAGGCTAAACGCTGATTATAGTAAGTTAAATGAAGATGCTTTACTAAAAGAATATTATAAAAATACTAAGCCACATTTAGATTCTGAAGAGATAGATTTTATCATGGAAGAAAATTTTAAAGTGGACGAAGACTACGACGAAGAGCGAGACCAACGTCGAAAAAAACTCGCAAAAAAAGAAGAAGTTGCAAAAGCTAAAAACTTTCTTGAAGATTTAAAATCAAAATATTACGAAGAAATCAAGTTGAGGCCTACCGTAAATAATGAAATGTCAAAAGCAAGTGAGTTTTTCAACAGACACAAACAAGAACAGGAAGCAGCTAAAAAGCGACATGATGAGTTTAAGAATACAACTAATAAAATGTTCTCTGAAGAATTCAAAGGTTTTGATTTCGCTCTAGGAGAAAAAAAGTTTAGATATTCTGTTTCAAACCCTAATGATGTTGCTGAGGCCCAATCTGATATCTCAAATGTGCTTAAGAAGTTCTTAAATGACAAAGGAGAAGTTGTAGATTATAAAGGTTATCATAAAGCTATATATGCTGCCAGAAATGCAGATACTATTGCAAATCATTTTTACGAGCAAGGTAAAGCCGACGCTGTTAAAGATGTTGTTGCTAAATCAAAAAATATAAATTCTGATGTAAGACAAACTCGAACACCAGACGATATATATTTAAATGGTTTAAAAGTAAAAGCAGTNAGNGGCATGGACAGTTACTAAANTAAAAATAAAACGAAAATAACAAAAACTTAAAATTATGCCTTTAGGAAATTTTACAGTACAAAATGCAGGTATCACTCCAACGCAAGACCAAACTATTTTGTCTAGCAACTATTTACAGTGGACTGATCCTACAGCTGGAGATTTTGCAAGCTTTGCTCAGCAATATCTACCTGAATTGTACGAACAAGAAGTAGAAAGATTTGGTAATAGAACATTATCAGGTTTTTTAAGAATGGTTGGCGCTGAGATGCCAATGACATCTGATCAAGTGATTTGGTCAGAACAAAACAGACTACATATCGGTTACGAAAATGTAAGTAAAACTAACGCTGCTACAAGTGCTACATTTACAGTTAATGTACCTGCTGGTAANGAGGTTGTTGTAAGAGTAAATCAAACTATCGTAGTTTTTGATCCAGCTTCTGGATTAACACTAAAAGGTTTAGTTACTACTGCTCCAAACCCAGGTAACCCAGGTGTATTTACTTTTGATGCTGCTTGTTATACTGCTGCAAACTTTGGTGCTTTAGGAAACAACAATCTTAAACTATTTGTTTATGGTTCTGACTTTGCTAAAGGAACTGTAGGTATGGACGGATCAGTTACTCCATCTTTTACTCAGTTTTCAAACAAGCCAATTATCATTAAAGACAAGTACGAAGTATCAGGATCTGACACTGCTCAAATTGGTTGGGTTGAGGTTGCTACTAGAAGACGGAACATCTGGATTTTTATGGTACATGAAAGCCGAATCAGAAACTAGATTAAGATATGAAGATTATCTTGAAATGNCNATGGTTGAAGGTGAATTAGCTNNTNCTGGATCTGGTGTTGCTGGATTAGGNGCTGCTCAAAACTCTGGAACAGGAACAGAAGGTATGTTTGCTGCTTTAGAAGATAGAGGTAATGTATACGCTGGCTTTGCTGGTGCTGCAAACCCTGGAGCTGGTGCATTAGGTGATTTTGACCAAATTTTAGCTCAATTAGATTTACAAGGTGCTATTGAAGAAAACATGTTATTCTTAGATAGAGCTACTGCTCTTGATTTTGATGATATGATTGCTGCTCAAGCTGGTGGTGGATACAACAACACAAGCTCTGCATCTTATGGTTTATTTGACAATGAAGCTGAAATGGCATTAAACTTTGGATTTTCAGGTTTTAGAAGAGGTTCTTATGACTTCTACAAAACTGATTGGAAATACTTAAACGACGCTACAACTCGTGGAATGGTTGACAATATCAAAGGTGTGTTAATACCTGCAGGTACTTCAACAGTATATGATCAAATGTTAGGATCTAACATCAGACGTCCTTTCTTACATGTAAGATATAGAGCATCTGAAACAGACGACAGAAGAATGAAATCATGGATTACTGGTTCAGTAGGTGGAGCTTATACTTCATCTCTTGATGCTATGGANGTTCATTATCTTTCTGAAAGATGTCTATGTGTACAAGCGGCTAACAATTTTGTATTGTTTGTAGCGTAATTTATTAACCTTTTTAAAATTATAAATTATGGCTTATACATGGAAAATAGATAAAACAGACGGGAACGTTGAAATAGTAAGTACAACACTTGCTATGAGCTATCAGGGTGGTAACTTTGAAGAAGCTGATTACTCAGATGGAACTACTAACATAAAAGTTCGTAGATACAAGGCTGGAGACGCTAACATATCTTGGGATAAAATGATTGACGCTGCATATACTTTAATAGCAGCTTTTCCTGCGTTATGTGGATATCCAACTGGTCTTAGTGGTGCTAATGAATACAGAGACGCTGATTTAACTGCTCAATGGGCTGATTTTTTAGAATCACAAAATGACGAAGGAGATATTCCTGCTTACAGTGAAATACTAGCTTACCTTAGTGGTTTATCTGCTATTGAACCAAATCCAGGAGAAACACCAAGTGGTGAAGCTGCATTAGAAGCTTTTAAAGAAGCAGTTGATGCTATTGCTCCAGGAGATGAAGCTGAAATGGTAAAGTATCTTAAAGACAATGGTTTAGTTTTAACTAAAAAACATTTGTTTCTTTTTGAAGATCCAACTCAGGAGTAATTCGGGGTGATAAATCTGATTATTAAAATATAAAGTCCCTAGAAATAGGGACTTTTTTAAAATAAAAATTATGAAAATAAAAGTAAACAAAATAGAGTTAGCGGATGGACAGTCTGGAACTGGGGGAGCTTATCTTGTAAACAACGAAAATTCAGAAAATCTCCACGCAGTAAGACCTTTCATAATAGATCTTGAAGGAGCTACTCCACAGGTTGAATTAGCTACTGGGGTTGATGGGCAAAAATCCTTTAGTTTTGGTGTTAAAATGGAAGACGGTACCTATAGTGCAGTTATTTTACCATATCAAACTAATCAAGTATTAGCTAAAAAATGAAATTTTTGGAAAATACTTTAATGAAGCTGAAGCAAACTTTTTATTAGATTTAACAAAAGCAGCTGGAGATCCAGACTTTATAAATAATAATTTAATGTCTGAACAAGCAGCTAAAAGATCTGAGCTAAATTGGAGAGCTGCAAACGAACCAACAGATGCAAATTTTAATAATTCTACTTCTAGAGTTTTCTTTGCAAATGNTCCTGAAAAAATAGTACAAATNGCAGAAGCTATAGCTGGTGGTTATGATATTGATTTTACTGGACAACAAAAAATAACTTTTGAATCAGCAATGAATCAAAACGCTTTCAAAAACTCTAAAGCACAACAAAAAGTTGCTAATGTTTTAGCTAACAACCCTAGCATAGCTGGAAACATTGAAATATTAACCCTGCCAACACAGCGAACAACAGTTGCTAATTACACTAATACTGGACTAAATGACTTTGGAGCATTTGACGCTAAAGGAGGAGTTTCTCAAGTTGTATTTAATAATCCAACGCTGGGGACAGGTCTTTCTAGTATGGACGATGTACAACAAGCGGTTGAAGATGTTTTGAGTAAATTAGATGATACATTGACCCAAGCAATAGAAGAATACTTAAACGAATTTAATCCTTAAAAACAAATCAAAAAATTATATTATATTATATTATGGAAAATGAAAAAAAATGGGAAGTAAAAGATAGAAATTATTTTTTAGTTCAAGATAGAGCACCTTTGACTTATACTTTGGCTTCAAAACACACAAGGAGATTTCCTTTAATGTGGTTTGATCCAGAAAGAGGACATCAAAGAGAGTTAAGATACGCATCTAATCAAAAAAGTCCTTTTGTAGACGAGCAAGATGGTATGGCAACATTAGAGCATATTGTTTTTGAAAATGGTACGTTACACGTTCCTAAAGAAAAACAATCATTGCAGAAAATGTTATCATTATATCATCCACATAGAAACAAGAGATATTCAGAAATGGATAAAATTGAAGAAGCAA